TACAGTATCCAGAGTCATACTATAAAAATCTTCGTATTCCTCTTTGGTAATCTCATAGTGCATAACCTCTTTGACATACTCTAATCCTTCTAAGGCCTTCAGATGCCCCGTCAAGGCGTTCCCGACCGATATGAAAGTATGCTGGAAGCCATGGTTCCAGGTCACGATGACTTTGTTGTGGGGTGCTGGTTTAGACGGTAGCATTCATTCTCGCTTTTATTACATCAATAACAAATTTAATATCATGTAGGTCTTGACGGGTCCAATACGTACCACAGTAGAAGCCCTCTATTTCGGAACGCCCTTTGAGAGTATCTACATGGCTCACGTAGATGTAGTTGGGGAATTCTTCAGTCAAATTCGCAAGTGTCGTGGCATCGAAGAACTCTTTCCTTTTCTTATTAACGACATCTATAAACTCTCTATAGTTCCCAGAGACCACAAAGATTTGTTTAGGGCTACGAGTTCTCATGGATGGCTCGCTTCATTCGGATAATTTTGGAACGCCGGGTGCTCGGAATCGCTTTGAAATCCTCTACCCAATTCAGAAGGTGTATCAAGGACTCTTTAGAATCTACTGGACCATGGATCATCACATAGGTTGATACGTATAGTTCCACGTCCCTTATGGTGATGGGTTTGTTTTTATTGGTGTGGCTATGGCTCATGTCATATTTTGGGATTGGTACCAATAGTAAGCGGCTAATCCAAAAGCATAGATTGCAACCCATATCATGGCTCTGGCTCGGTACATGGTGGCGGAAAAGAACATACCCACCATGAAAGAGAATAGGTTCATGGAGTTAAGGCTGACGGATAGGAAGTTCATTTTATATCAAGGTACGGAGTAATTGTACTGTTTCACTGGGAACCAAGTATGCTCTGGCCATGACACAGTTGACACCTTCAGTGGCTTTATATTGCTGTGAGTAGAATACAAGGCCCTTTTTGAATATTTCTTCTGCAAGTAAATTAACCAGTTGTTTTCGGATAATATCTTTTGGAATACTATTAATACCATTCATTTCATGGTCTGTAAAATTAAGCGAAACAGTAACCATCTGGCCACTGATTGCATGTTCTTTTATAGGTATTCCTGTCGATGTCAAACCAAATGGGTTAGACCAATTGCTGGATAGAGTCGAAGGTGCCGAAGATACCGAAGGCACCACTGTCGTATCATTTAATTTTTTATGAACAATCGCCATTTTAATGTCTCCATCCTCTACCGACAAACTTGCTAATTCTTATATCACTAGGACTTTGGCCGGGGCTAATAACAAGTTTCTTATTTTTAATACAGCTCCATTGTTCTTCTGAAATAAAAAGTTTTTGTGCATATAAATTATAATAGGGCTTACAGTGAACAAAGTCAAACTTTTCACGTTGGCTTTGGTAATCACCTAAAGTGATAAACTGAATAGAGTTTTTAAGTGTGACAGCATTTGGTGAAGTAAATGAAGCAACTCCCATTTCAGAATAATTTTTCCCAGTATCAATAGTCGAAAAATCTTCTACTCCCTGCAATTTCATTTGAATGAGTGGAATAATAGTTGAAAAGAAAGACCAGAGATCATAATCTTTTGGTTCTTCATTATGGTATAAGGAAGCAATTGCACCACCAGAAAGAATACAGTTTGCCACCAATGTTTCCTGAACATCTTTTGGGAGTTCAGCCAACTTTTGATTGAGTTTTGTCCGGATTCTATTCTTCAGATTTCCACATTCAATTTCAAAATCTGTCTGGCCGCTGCCGGTTAAACCGGCAACGACCTTATCCAAATTACTTACGGCAGTCACAATTTCTTCCTTGCATACAATTACCGGTACAATCAGATTTGAAGGATGATTTAATCTTCAAATACCAAAACAATATCTTCTTCCGAAACAACGTAAGCATCAATGTCCTCTACTTTCATTTTTTGGCCTTTGTTCCAGTTAGCGAGTATAACATCTCCCATAGAAATGTCAACCACATCTGGTCCGACTGCAAGAACAACACCACGAGTGGCTTCATCCGAATCTGCTCGTGTCAGGACAATGCCACCTGGAGTGACTGTCTCTTTTTCAAGTAATTCAACAATAACTTTTTTACCTAATGCTTTAATCATAATTTTCTTTCTGTTTTTGTTGCATTGCAACATAACCTAGTATAAATACTAATATAGTTACTACTAGGGGTTAATAAAATGTTTGCTTATCTTTCAAAACTATTCAATTTCTTTTCCGGTGATAACACCAGTGCATTGGATCTTTATCTAAAATCTAAAAACGTTCAAAGCACTGCTGAGATCGATTATTGGGTACAACAATGGGAAAGAAAAAATCGAGTAGCATACTTCTGAGGATCAAATCATCAGCATTTGTTCATAGGTGTAATCACGCACCATATACTTTGATGGGTTGGGCAAGTAACATGCCTCAAGATCGCCTGGTCTTCTCGGTTTCTCAATTACTTCAAAGTCTACTGAGTTTGTCATCTTAAAAGTGTCGATAATCTCACGGACTGTTCTGGTGTCACCGTAGGCCAGGTTCTCAATACTATATGCTGGTTTCTCGATTGCTCGAATGATTGCCCAACAAATATCGTTTACATGCACATACTCTCGTATACAGGTACCATCTTTGGTATCGTAATCTGTACCATATAAATCAAACTGTTTTGTTTGTACCGCCTTTTTCAAGTTATAAAATAGCCCGTCTGGATTAGTTGGTTCAAATCCATCTTGACCAATTACATTATAGAATCTAAAGATTGTAAAGTCAATAGGTTTTTTGTTAGCAAATTCAAACACGACATTTTCTGCCATTAACTTTGATAGCCCATATGGACTATTAGGGTTAGCGGCAGCTCCTGTCGATGCAAATATAAAATTTTCATAATTCAAATATCGAAGTACATTTATTGTACCATTCACATTTGTCTCAAAATAGTTAGATGGATTATCCACAGATTCTCCAACTTTAACTAAAGCGGCCAAATGAATGACTGTATCCCACTTAACATCACCAAAGCCGGCTTTGAATAATGTGGCTGGCACTTCAACATCTGCATTACTCAAATTCAAGCATTGCACATTATATTGTTTTCCGGTTTTGATAATCATCTGTTTGAGATGACTACCAATATAACCAGAATCACCGGTGATTAGAACGTTCATCATTCTTGCAAGAAGGCAGGACCAGGTTTATTCTGACCGGCCACTTCCACATAATTCTCAGCAAGGCGTTGAGCCTCGTCAAAGTTAAATGCGTTAGTTACATGAGACAAACGACCATTGACATAAAACTCAACACGGTACATTCCATTGTGTTCTTGTAATACTTCGGTGCGTCTACCATTTAACTGATATGACATTATCACATTACTCATAAAAACTCCTTATACAATCATTCCAATAAAACGGTTCAACACCACTCGATTGGCTTTACGGTTATTAGTAAATTTGGAGAATGCAGAAACAAAACCACGAGTAGTTGCGTTTTCTTTTACTTCAAACTCCACACCTTCTTCAGTATCTAGGCCTTCAGCACGTAGCAAATAATATTCATCATAACCATCTGTGGTCACAATTTTATACTTTTCACTTCTAAACTCCTTCTTCAACTGTTCAACTTTATTAGCATCTGTTAGAGTATCTGGATAAAAGTTATGAATCTCATGGCTGAAATTTCGGCCATCTAAAATATAAAAACCAACAACATTGGATTTTGTCCGTTCTTTCATTAGTTTGATGAAGGCTGAAGTGATTTTTCTAGACGAAGTGTCATCAATCTTTTCTTCATGTTTAGTAATAGGATCACGAATTACAATAATACCATCACTACGCAATGATTGTTGACCATGCTCTGTGTAGATTCCATAAGGTCTAGAACCATCACCATCAGTTAAGAAAACAGTATTTACAATTTGTAGTTTACGCTCTTTCTGAAATTCAGGAACAATTTTCATGGCAGCCACAATGGCCTCGTTTAATGGAGTACCAGATAGGCCAAACCAAGATGGTCTATTGTTGTAACGATTTGAGAAAGCCAACAATGCTGATGCGGCATACTTGTATTCAGATGCGTTCATTTGACTTGACAACAAATTCATCAAATGGAAACTATTGAAAACAAAATCACCGGGTTTTGCAGAGAATTTTGCAAAACCTAAGTTTTCACCATAAGCACTTGTAAATGCATATACTTCAAATGGAATATTCACTTTTTTACAAAACATAACTAAGTTCAACAATTGGCGAATTGTATTGTCAATATTGGTGTGCATAGAACCAGACCAATCGATAAACATAACCAAGCCATGTGATTTTCCATTAGGAACAACAGTCATGCGTTTGAAAATATCTTCACTGAATTTGTAAGAAAAAATCTTAGACATATTCAGATTACCCGTTTTAGCAACGGATGTACGTTTCATTTCATTTGCATTCTTACGTAGTTCAAATTCTTTCACAAGGTATGATACAATTTTTTTAGAATCTTCACGGAACTTGTTGAAAGCAGGAACATTCGTACCGTCATTTTGTATTCCTAATTGCCTCTGACGATCTGCAACATCTTTTTTGTAACGGACCCACAATCTTTTGTGATCTATTACAATAGAACTTAGATTGAAGTTTGGAATGTTACCATAGTAGTAACGTCCTGGTTTATTGGAGAACAAACGATCTTCATTTTTACGCCATGCATTGTCAGTATGTGAAACTGGCTCCTCAATTGGCTTATTTGAGTTCGATGCATTCTTTCCAGTACCAGTACTTTTACCAGATTCTATCGTATCTTTCACAGAATCACTTGATTTATTATCACCACTTTTGTTGGCCTTATCGGAATCGGAATGATCTTCTTGATTTTCTGAAGATTTTGATTCTGATTTTTCACCAGACTGAGAATTTTCAGAATTTGAACCTGGGGATTTTTCAGTCGGACCATCAAAATCTTCATCGGCAAAACCAAAACCAAGAGAAGATTCTAGTGGCTCAGGCTGATTTTGTGTTTTCATGTAATCCGAAACTTTTTTGTACACTTCCATGACATCATCATATGTGATTGTGTTTTCAATTTCATTGACGATTGCTTTTTCTTCATCGGAAAAAACAATTCCGGTGTCAATTCCTGCTTTGCAGTACAAATTAACACGATCAATAAAGTTCAAAGTGTTCAAATCTTTGTCGGAAGTGCCAAAAAAGTCATTTTCCATCAATTCTTTGTAAGCACGGATGAAACATTGACGAATTCCTGGATATTTTATCTTAATTTTACGCTCAATACGTGAATCCTCAAGCACGTTCATTACGGACATAGAGTAATTTAGTTCTGAAGCACGTTTTAAACCGTCAAGTGGAGTATAAAGTGCATGTCCGACTTCATGGCCCATGAAAAGGTCGTATTGGTCGCTAGTAACTGTATCGTTTAGAATAGGTACAGTGAGAATCCGATTAACCACATCAAAGGATGCAGTCGAAACATTGCGTTGCTCAATGTGGAGATTCTCTGTTGCCATTAATTTGGCAAGAAGTGATTTGGTTTGAACTAAACTCATAGTATGTCCTTAAGAATATGTATCTATTATACAAGTATTCCTAATAATGTCAATTAATTTGTTGTTTTTTTACAACGGATTTTCAGAAATAATCAATGCACCATCTTCAACCTTAAAATGGAGTATGGTTCCTTCTTTCCAACCGTTCAGTGCAACTACTTCTGGAGGAAAAGTAAGAATTCCATCGCCGGTGCCGTCATTGGCATCTTCGATTTTTGTAGTCCAAGTGATTTTAGTCGTATTGTTGCTTGAGTCGCTCATAGTTTTCTTGGTCCTTCTCGAATTGAGTCAAATTGGCCCACATTTTAGTAACTTCAGTTAGTGATTTTACTGCTTCTTGGTCAATTTTTAGTGGCTCCATCAATCGGTGGTCACTTTGGGCTAAAAAATCTGTCATATCATTCATCTCCGTTCAAAAAATGCGACAAAGTACGTTTATGTTTCTCTTTACGTGCATTAAAAACGACAGGTTTATGCACTTGAACAGGTTTGATTGGTGTTCGACACACCGGACGTTGTAATTTTACAACAAAATTAAGTTTTTTCATTATCGCCTCATACTTGAAATGTCTTTTGCTTGCTCATCCGTAAAAACTGGTACTGCATTGCTCTTATGCATAGTTGCAATACCTTTCATTGCGGTTCCTGTATAGACTTTTGGTGCTGGCTTTGTGGCCGTGCCAAGTCCTGAGTCTAAAGATTCAATTTTACGAGTTTCCCGAACAAAAACGCCAGTAACCACTGGATTTTTGATTGTAGGACGCTGAGTAAATTTACTCAATGATTTTGGCTTCATATCTTCGATAGATTTTAACCATGCATCATACTCTGCCTGCTTAGCCTTAGGCACTTTGCGTTTTTTGGACTTTGGAATACTGCCGTGAATAAACATAAAAACTCCATACAAGATTTGTATTATACAGAGCCTATGTTTCTTGTCAACCTAGGTGTTGTAAAAAAACAACACTATCGTCTTTGGCGTTTAGGTTCGGAATACCATTCAGATTCATATGAGTCGAAATATTTAGATTGTTTTTTCGATTCTCTTTGTTTGTCTCGCTTTTTACGTTCATATGTATTCTGTTTGAATTCATAATCATCGCTGTAGTCTCTTTCAGGGCGAAACTTAGCTACAAATTTTGACACTTACTAACTCCTATTAAGGTATGAGATTTGGGAATGCTTCTTTAACGAACTTATAATCCAAACCTTTAACACCCAAGTCTTTATTGAAGATGCCCATAACTACTTCGGCCTCTCGGGGTTCCAGGTTTTGGAGATACTCAACCAAAAGTTGTTCACGCTTCTTAGGTGTCAACTTATCGGCTGTGGGGTGTCCCTTTCGAAACATATACATTTTACGGAGTTCAGTGGACAATTTAGCATATCCCATTCCTGCCGGTACTTCTTTAATTACATAGCCCTCAGGAACTTCTTTAACATACCACTCATATTGTGGGTCAAATGTTAACTGTAATACTTCTGTTAGAGCCTTTGATAGGTTATTACCTATAACTTCCATTCTTGCTTTTTTATTTTTGGCTAATTCAAACTCGTCAAAAACTTCATATATATTTTTCATCAAAATTCCTCAATCACATCCATTAGATTTTTAAGTTTATACTGAATGAAATAATTCAGCATCTTCTGCTTCGTAGCAGGTTTGATCTCATCATAGGTATTTATGATTTTCTCTCGGATTTCAACTGGTACCTTCTTGAGGTCAATCAAAGTTGCGTTCCGAATAAAATTAGCTTTGTCAGTTTCACCATATTCTTCAACGTCCTGCCACAGGTATTTCTCCATGATTGCTTTAGTGATTGGCTTCTGGCGTTGGTCACGGACAAAACAATCGGCCGGTGAAAACATGTTTGGAATGCCGTCACCTTTATCTCCACGGATAATCTTCTCTTTGAGGTCAATCAATGGACTTTCCGACTTCAGGTATTTCTTCAATGCTGGATTGTACTGCTTGATATTACTACCATATTGTTGCAATTGCAAGAAATCTCCGTCACTGGACAAAATCAGGATCTTTTCATGTGGTGCATGACGAGGTACCAATGTTCCAATGATGTCATCAGCTTCTGCACCTTCAACATCAATCACTTTGTATGGAAAGTTTTCTTTAAGTTCCTGCTTGAACTTGGCCAACATGTCAAAAATGAGATGCCAGTCAAGTGCGGACTTTTCACGAGTCTTTTTACGACCTGCCTTGTAGTAAGGAAAGAACTCCTTGCGCCAGTATTTGCGGTTGTCACAGCAAAGCACAACTTCACCGTATTCGTTACGGAAGTTCTTGAGGTGCATACGGAGGATGTTTAATACCATGTGACGAATTAAGTCTTCTTCTAACTTAATTGTCTTTTGATTAGAAATTTGAGCCATAAGTCCAGCAAGAAGGACTTGGTTCAGGTCAACAAGAATCATTATGAATCCAAATATGTAAAATTATATCTTAACACGCTTCTTTAATCATGTCAAATGTTTCTTCTATGTATTCATGAGAGGTTGTTGTTTTTTTGCAAATAACACCAAACCAACCATCTAGCAATAATCTGGACATGTATTCTAAAGGATCAATTAAAATGGCTTCAAATCTATCTAAATGTATTACTTTTTCTTCTTCAGATTCTTTGAACAGAATTATGTGGTAACAATCACCCATTTCAGAGCCATCTAGTTTTGTTCCAGGTACAGCATAATTGCTTCCTTTAAAATGTATTTGGCCGTTTACTTCTGATGGGAAAAAAGTATATGTGTCTAATTTTTCATCTTTAAGATGTTTTAGTGATTCTAGCATTGTAGTCCTTGATGTGTGACTTTCTTACTCTAACCATGATCCAGTTATTGTAATACTCATCGCTTTCCATTACATTGTTGGCGAACTGTTCTTTCGCTTCAAGGTAACTACACTCACCTTTTGATTTGCATAGATGTAGTATCTCTCTGCGGAACTTATCCGTTCCATATAGTATAACATCTTTTTGCAATTCGTCACTACTTCCATAGTAAGTTTGCCAGTCCGATGGGACTTTAATTCTTTTCTTTTTACCTTTGACTTGTTTGGTCTTGGAGAACCAGAATAACTTCTTACCGATGTATTTCCTGTTGTTCTCCAAATTTGTTATGAGGTAAACAAACCCATAACTATCACCAATTAAATCTTCTGTGAATTCTATATCATTATATTGCCAGTTTATTCCCATTTGAGGTCATCTTCATCTAAGTCATCATCCTCTATATATTCTTCGGATAATTCTTCGATGGGATCACCACAAAATGGGCAAAACTCTGGCATTGGTTGTGAAACTAATTCTTGTGTATACTCTACTGAGTAAGATGATTCACACTCTAGGCATTCGCCACTGATAACTTTATTTGTCATGTTATTCTTCTTATTATAGTTTTAAAAAATTAATTAGCCCAAACATCAGACCAATCACCAGACAGTGCACCCTTTGCATAGTCTGTGGCACGATTCTCAAAGAAGTTTGTGTGGGTTGGAGCATTAATCATTTCTTCAACCCAAGGCAAAGGATTCTTCTTCACTTTGAAAATGCCTTTGAGACTTAACGAGATCAATCTACGGTCTGCAATGTAACGAATGTACTTCTTAACATCCTCGGCATTAAGTCCTTCCATTTCACCCATGTCAAAAGCAAGATCGATAAACTTGTCTTCAAGTTCTACCATCTTTTCTGCAATCGTATATATGCGTGACTTCAATTCATCTGTCCAAATTTCTGGATTTTCCTGAATGAAAGTTCTGAACAACTTAATCATATTCTCAGCATGTTGTGTTTCATCCACAATAGACCAGGTAACGATTTGGCCCATGCCTTTCATTTTGCCATGTCTAGGGAAGTTCAACAACATAATGAATGATGAGAACAACTGCATACCTTCAGTGAATGCACTAAACACCGCAATGTGTGTTGCAGTATTCTCTTTTGTTGTGTTTTGTTTAGAGATATCAAGCACATAGTCATGCTTTTCTTTCATCTCTGAATACTCTAAGAATTCATTGTATGTTGTTTCAGGTAAACCCAAAGTTTCGATCAAGTGTGAGTATGCGGCCACATGTAATGCTTCTCTGGCGGCAAATCCCAACAACATCATTCTCATTTCAGGTTGTGGAAAGTATGGCAAATAATTGCTAACATAACCACCAGCAACGTCAATGTCACCCTGAGTAAAGAAACGGAAGATGTGTGTCAAAAACTTCTTTTCATTATCAGTTAGTTTCTTTTTCCAATCCTTAACATCTTCCATCATTGGCACCTCTGTATGAAGCCAATGTGATTGCTCATGTTTCAACCAAGCATCATAAGCCCATGGATAATTAAAAGGTTTGAAATAACTTCTTTCTGAAGTTACATTGTTTTTGGTTTTCTTAATCATACTGCCCATTCCTTTAGTTGTTGTACAGACAGAACGCCTGAAGAACGCTTCAGGATTGTTCCATCTTCTACCATAACTAAAGTTGGAACTGAGCGGATGCCATATTCTATAGCAACGTCAGACATAACATCAATGTCAACAACCTCAACTGGAATATCCAATTCGGCTGACTCCAAATTCATAGCCAAACCTTTACAAGGTTGGCACCACGATGCTGTAAATCTTAAAATCTTTTTCATTTGTTTATCCTTCACATGCGATACAATCATTGCCCTGAGCAATTTGTGTCATATCTAGTTCTTTAATTACTTGACGTTCAATTTTCTTGGAAACTTTATCCGCTTTGCCAATCTTTTCTGAACGGCAATAGTATAAAGTTTTCAAACCTTTTTTCCATGCCATGAAATGAATAGCATGGATATATTTGATGTGTGCATCTGGACGGAAGAACAAGTTCAAGGACTGTGCTTGGTCAATGTATACTTGTCTATCTGCGGCCAAATCAATTACCCAACGCTGGTCAATTTCCATTGATGTTTTGAATACTGCCTTCTCATCTTCACTTAGAATATCTAAATGTTGGACTGAACCATCATTAGCGATAATGCTAGACCAGGTGTCAGCATATGTGCCAGAATGCAGGCCTTCAGGTAAATTAAGTTTTTGTTTAATTAGTTTATCCAACCAACGATTCTTGTTTAGATATGCTCCCGATAGAGTGTCCTGACGGTAAGCATTAGCACGATAAGGCTCGACACTAGGGCTAGTATTTCCCAAGATGATAGACGAAGAAGCATTTGGAGCAATAGCCATAATATGACTAAAACGCTTGCCAGTGCCGACAGCATCAGGAGCCTCCCCTCTTTCTTTACCCAATTGAAGATTCGCTTCATCTAAACCCTCCCTGATAAATTTAAACATCTTGTTGTTAGCAACCTTGGCCATTACACCCTCGAATGCAATTCCGTTCTTTTGTAGATATGCATGAAAACCGAGGGCACCAATACCAATAGACCGTTCCATAGAAGCTGAGTATCTTGCTCGTGATACGCTATCAGGAGCACTATCAATGAAATACTGTAGGACGTTATCAAGCATCTCAGCAACGTCCCGAAGAAAAAGTTTGTTATCTTTCCAATCATCATAAGTCTCCAAGTTCAAAGAAGATAGGCAACATACTGCTGTACGATCTTTATCTGTAGGTAGTATAATCTCAGAACACAGATTAGACTGGTGTACTTTCAATCCTTTATCTTTTAGATGTTGTGGTAACATTCTATTGCTTGTATCAATAAAGTGAATGTATGGTTCACCTGTATGCATACGCAATTCAAGAATTTGTTGCCATATATTTTTTGCAGAGACAGTTTCACGAACCTCTTTACTGTAAGGATCAACTAGGTTCCAAGAATCATCAGCTTCAGGATCCAACATACACTTTTCAATGATGGCCATGAAGTCATCAGTGATGTTAATGCCGTGGTGTAGATTCAAGCAACGTACATTTGGGTCGCCTGTGGGCTTACGCATCTCTAGGAACGGAATAATGTCAGGATGACTAATATCGAGGTAGGCAGCATAAGAGCCACGGCGAGTCCTGCCTTGACGATACGCCAGACTAGAGGCATCGTATATCTTGAGGTGTGGCATAACACCAGTAGACTTATCATCCGCCGAACGTATACCAAAGCCGATGCCAACACCACCACCAAACATAGACAACCAATTAGTTTCAGAAAGATTATCAACTAGGCCCTCCGCTGTGTCTTCAATATAGTTAAGAAAGCATGAAATAGGTAAACCACGCTTACTGCGGCCGTAGCTAAGAATTGGAGTACTATAGCTAAGCCAATGATTAGAGGCGTAATTATACAGACGCTGAGAATGTTCTGGATTAGAGCCGAAAGCAGACGAAACATATGCAAACCTTTGTTGTGGTGAAGTTTCATCCTCACGCATGTATGATTCTTTTAATCGTTTAATACCCAACTCATCAAATAGCTTATCACGTTCTAAGTCTATCTTAATGCCCATGTATTCCATATTATTCCTTATTATTATTTTAAAAATTGCTTCAGTTCTGGAGGTGTCCAACCTTCTGGTTTCAACACTTTACCATCTTCTCTTTTATTCACTTTGCCTGTCTCTGGATTAATTTTGGCCAAGTTGGAACGTGCAACTTCATTCCATGCACCTTCTACATTCCAACCCCTCATATAACAATAACCTAGAATGACCCAAATCATATCCATACAAGCATCAAGTTCATCTACATCATAGTCTGCATCTAAGAATTCTCCATACTCTTCCGTAATCAACTTGGTGTAAAGACCTGCGTTTTGACTTGTCTTCTCTTGGTCACACGCTTCAATAAATTTTACTACATCATTATACATTTACAAATTCCTTAATCATTGGGAAAACAGATTCTATTACATTAGCACATTCAATTGCGATTTCTTGATGCTCTTTTTGAGTACCGTTTGCTGACCTGAGTTGTATATAGTGAACCCAAGAACGAAGGGTTCCAGCCATGTACATACGAGATTTTGTCATGCCCTCTGGAAGAACTGCACGAGCCTGTTCTTTGGCAATACCTTTATCTAATGCAAATTGGTATGCATTTTGGCATTTCTCAATAACCTCTTTTTGGTAATTTTGCCACCAGGTCTGTAATGCCAAATTATCAGTGGCAATACTATTTTGACGGTTTTTGGTATCTTGCAATCGTGCTTCCCGTGTTTCAAAGCCGAGTTGTGATGCATCAGCATAACGTTGGCTAAACTCCTGGAATGAGAATGAACGGTGGCGTAGAATTTGTCGTGCAATGTCTCGTGTGGTTTCAATCTCCAAAGTCAAGGAGGCCATCTCCAATGGAGACCAATGCTGATTCTTAATCAAGTATCGCACCAACTTTTCGGATGTCTCTGAGTTGTTTTGGTTTGCTGGATTAGATACACGAGCCGCATATGCGATTTGTTCTAATAGGTTTTTACCGTCTGAACCTTGACTATAGCTAATTAATTTTACATTCATACTTTTTTCCAATTCACGAATTCCATTTTTGCACGGAGATTAACATAGGTGTGTTTGTCCATTATATCATATAATTCTTCTTTGTCAAATCCTGAAAGAATCATATCATTAACGTCTTTTTCTTCTATCATTTCTGGCCAAATAACAACATTGAAATGATTATCGATGGCTTTCTCCATCAATTTCATAATCTCTTTGTTTCTAGGCTCATTATCAAACACCAGAACGATTTTTGATTTATCTAGGTAGTTGGCGGCCGAATCTAAAGCCGAGCTGGCGACCGCAATAGAGTTTTCTACAAACATAGAATCGATAGGACCCTCAAAGACAAATATCTTCTTTTCTTCATCTACACGATCTAGGCCAAAGACTCTTGGAACTTCATCCATGAGTTTAATTGTGATGTACCGTATCTTCGACTCACCCAATGCTCTACCCTGAAACCCTGTCATGTTTCCATCTTTGTCGTAAAAAGGAATAACAAGTCGTTTATCACCAGCCATGATTTCTTTCTCTACATTGAAAGAATCTACAAAGTCTTTGAATTCTTCTGCATAGTATAAGCTGTCATAGAATGACTCAGGAATCTGGCGACCGATTACATATTGCTTTGCAAAGTGTTCCTCTGGCAAAGATGCAATAGAAGGAAGATTAGGCTTCTTTTTAAATACAGGTTGTGCTTTGAACTCTGTAAATGCAGGCTCTGGTGAATTTGTATTGGCTGAATTGCGATAGAGTTCTAGTGAGTACTCCTGCAACATAGCTGGATCAACTTGTTTTAGGAAGTTATAGAAAGATGTGGATGCACCACAGTTGTGACACATGTAGAAGTAGTCATTCTTTTTACGGAAGATATATCCTCGACATTTGTGTTTATTCTTTTGAGAATCTCCACACAGAGGGCATCGAAAATTGTAGAGATCGTCCTTCTTTTTAGAGAACTTCTGCAATTTTGGTGCCAGTTGGAGGAGAAAAGTACGATCAATAAAAACACTCATAATATAAAAGAAAAAATTACTTGATGCCGGTTAGTAGTGTATCAAGTTTTACATGGGAAATCAACCAAGATGCAACAAGTATGCCGCCGGCAACCATCCACTTCCATTGGAGAAGTTTATCTAAAGACTCCTTCTCTTTGGCATTGTGGTCTTGCATTTCTTTGCGTAGACCCTTCATTTCATCGAGTAAGGCCTTTTCGGTGCCCTTAACTTTATCCAAAACGGCATCTATGCGTTGATGGATTTCTTTGATGTCTTCGTTAGTCTCTGATCTGCGCTTATCCATGTCATCATACACCTTTGCTATATGGCGGTCGTGCTGATCCACCAGTTTCTCAATGACCTGGTCCATCTTATTGCACAGATTAGTTATCATGCTGACTTGGGATTTTAGAATCCCAACGTCAACTTCGAGTCCGTCAGCCATTATTTTTTAACTGGGACTTCGGTACCTTCAAGTTTCTTGTGTTGCTTCACATCTTTACAAACTTGTTTGGTTTTGCCGGTTTTTGCATCTTTTTGGTCGACACAAACTTTTTTAACTTCTGCTTCTGCGTGGACAACACCAACAGAGAAGATTGCAAGTGACAAAGCTAGAATGATATTTTTCAACATGATAGTTCCTTAGATTTCTGGTTGTGGTGCTGGTGGTGGAGCCAATTTACCACCAAAACCGGTAGTTACCATTGGCACTGAAGACGGAACACCGCTAGTATATGATGGTGTTGCAGTACTTGTCAAGGGCGAACCTGCATAAGGACTCGGCATACTTGTTGCTGTTGCTGGAGATAATGCAGGTGTTGAGTTGAAGGTTGTTGTGCTGGCATTTGGTGGTGGCGATATTGGAGTTGGTCTATTTGCCGCTTCTAGTGCCTTCGCTTGTAAATCTTTATCACCACCAGCTAACATAATACCTGATAAGGTACCAGTCAAGAAAGTAGCGATAGGTATAATCATCTCAAAGAATTTTTGGTCAATAGGACTAATAGCATTCAATGGCTGAGTGATGAAAATGATAGAGTAAAGTACAACAAAGACAATACCTGTTAGCGTCAAGGCCAAACAGATACCAATGAAGAACTTCAGTCGAGCCATCAACTGTTCTTCAGTATACATCATGTGCACTAATGTATTATTGTTATTATTTTCCACAATTCACTCCTTGTTTTGGACCAGGTGCTATTGGTGCACTCACTGGTTCTGGTGTTGGTGCACCAAGTCTTGGATCACGTTGACCCTTAAAAATTTGTTCTGGACATGTTCTAGTTACATCACAGATAGGTGGTTTACAGAAGTCTTTATCCCAGTTTGCAGGATCTTGGCATGGATAACGAAACTTATCACCACCAAAAATTGCCATAGTGCAAGGTATGACAATTAAAAGCGCTAATGCACCGATGAACAATTTTTTATCATGCATTTTATGCTCCAAAAATACGTAAAGCATTTTCATAATGCTTGATGCGATCATCTAAACCAATAGTACCACCATTAATCTTCTTAGTTATAGTAAGGATGTCACCTTTGTCGGCCCATTGATTTAAACTATTGGTTTCCCAGAACCAGCAAGCCGATTGGCAAGCACCTTCGAATGTTTGTAGATATTCTGATGCTTCATCTGGAGTAATATTAAGACTTGCGGCAAACCAAGTGTAATTGTCTTTACCTGTCAATTGGATTAGACCACGTCCACAATAACGATAACCATCTCCTGACGCTTCATCTCCGTTACCCATACGATTGGCGTAAACTCTGTTCGCAATCGCTTCCTGCTTGTTAGGACGTGAGCAATAGTCATTTGCTATTGCATCATCAGGAAAGTATTTTGAGAAAATCTTTCGCAACGTAGCTGGCTTATAATTTAAGTTTTCTTTAAGTGCAGTAAACTCACCAGATTCATGGGCACACTGAGCGAGAAAGGCCGCAATACGTTGTGGTGTATTGATTTCATAGTCGGGTAACAATTGAGCCAAAGCATGATGCCAATGGTCCACATAAGGATTTCTTGGAAGTAATTGTTTTAATTGTTGTACTGTTAGTTCCATTATTCTATACTTTCAAATAACTTTTTTTGTGTTTGGTACCATTCACTCCAAGCATCAATTTTTATAGAACACTCATTGTATAATGTGTAGTTTATTACAACAGTTTTAGTCACATCACTCAGCTTTGCATCTTCCGATATAATTTTAAGTTCCTGGCACTTCTCCATCAATTCTGGAGGTACATTTGGAAACTTAGCAACAACAGGAACAGTCGTAGTGCAACCACACAAAAGTAAAAGAGCAATTAATGTATATTTCATTTTACTGCTGCCTTATTTATAGTATCTACTACCTCTTTAGGAATAACACAAGAAGAATCATATTTAACAATTTCTCTGTCTACGTACTTAACTATTTCTTCACCTTTTTCTTTTACAACTTGAGTCTTGGTTACAACTTTTGTTTGTATTTCGGTGTTGGTTTGTTCTGATTTCTTTTCAACTTCAGCAACCTTTTCTTCCATCTCTTTCACTCTAGCCAGCCAAGCGGCCTCTTCATGTATAGCTCCAGACATAAAAGTCCCAATAACAACAAGTGCTATCGAGACTATTTGTATTGGAGTTTTGTATATGTAGATTGCTGGTATTGGTATAAACCGCAACAAATAAGTTACTGCATACCCTAGCAATCCTATTAGTAAGAGACCATAAAAAATCCAATCAGGCAACCATTTTAAAATCCACATTTTACACCTTTGGTGGTTTTCTGCTTCCCATTCCCATCATTATAGGGTTGTGTGCTTTCTTTTTCTTCAGATAAACACCAGGTTCACCTGATTTACTACCTGGTGGCTGACCCATACCTGCAACTTGGCCACCACCTGTAGTGTTTGTTGGGCCAGGAACTGCAATAGCACCTCCACCCATGCCGTCTTCATTGATGAATGTTTTGAACGATTTCATTAGCAGTTCCACTTTCTTAGTGCCAACGCTTTACGAGTTGGTTTACCATCTTTCTTCATAGGACCTTTCATGCCACCCATTCTTGCACAGAACGACTTGCGGCGATTAGCGGCCTTAGAACCTTTTTTCAGTTTTGATGGTGGAGTTGTAACTGCCATCTTCAATTTTGAACCTGGATTTTCTCTACGATATGATGCAACACCTTTGCGATTCAAACCACCCTTAGGGTCTTTACCTTCTTTACGGCGCCATGCGGCAGACTCATAAAGTTCTTCGTCTGAAACGTCTTCTAGGTCTTCCCAGATTTGTTCAGGATCAATGTTGTGTGTCTCTGCAATTTCCATAACAAGTTCTTCAACGATGTCAAACATTGCATCTGGATTGTGTTCTTCTTTAAGTTCACTACGCATGTAATTGGCAACAGTCATGATGTAGTCTTCTGCCAATGTAATCTTAGATTCGACCCATTCAGGTAAGTCCGTTTTGTCACCAATCAAGTCCATCATCTCTTGTGCATTGTGCATGATGGTACGTAATTGATTGATGGCCATGTATGGATCAGAGTATTCTGGATCTTTTTCTTCTTTAACCTGTTTATCAGCAGCCTTTTCTTTTTCTTTGTATTTTTTAATTTGTTTTTTAATAAACTTGTTGTTATTATATACAATGGTTGCATTATCGATTGCATGTTGTAGTGGAACTTTTGGAGTCTTGGCACCAGCACCAGTTGCCATGGCACCAGCCAATACGGCCGCGCCAACTTTTTCTTTCCAACCTTCCGTCACATCTTCAACTTCTTCCGGCACACAATTCGGAACTGTACGTCCACCTTTTTGTTTTGTACCAACAGGATGATATCCAGTCCAGCATGGATTACTGGTTCTCAAAGATTTCTTTTTTTCTTCTTCTCTGATTTGTTTGAAACTTTTCATATCTTCCTCAGTATATCTGCAACATTCATGTCTACGGGGATAACATCTGTTCTTATATTATTGCCTCTTATACCTTTGATTACCTCTGGCAATATATTAAGATATAATAAAAATGTCTTTAAAACATCATAATCTTTTTCATCAATTCTAAAAAATAATATTCTGGCAGTAGCTTCTGGACCAAAAACATTATTAAGAAGGATGATATGATTCAGAATCAATCTCTCTTTTAGACTCTTGGTGATTTTATATCTACGCAAGAGTCGTTTAAGATACTTTGTCCTTTTCAGATCACCCTCAAATTCAGATTGTAAACAATTCGGTGATGTATAGCTTTTGGCCGCATACATTACAAAGTTGTCTTCATTCAATTCATCAAACATGTTAAAGAGGGGCCGAAGCCCCTATTGTTTAAGCAGGAACGTTTAGAGTAACGTTGGCTGATGTAGCAACCACACCTTCGTCTGCGGCAGTTACAACCACACGGAACACGTTCGTGTTGTTTGCGGTAGTACCAGGCATTGCATACAACGTAGAAGTATTGTTTCCAGAGAAGTGGATACTTGTTGTGTTTGCTGGAATAGTTGCCCAACCATAAGAACCGGTTGAGTTGTTGTATTGCCAGTTGTATGTCAAGGCAGCCGCTGTATTTCCAACCAATGTTGGAGTAACAACAAATGATGCAACGTTGGTGAATGATGTGTTGGAGTTTACAGTCTGTGAACCAGAAGTAACCAAAGTGATTTGAACGTTGGCGTAAATTTGACCGTCAGCATCACCAATAGTAGAATTCAAGCAAACCAAGGTTTCTTGTGTGATTCTACCAGCACGGCCGCCGGAACCTGTGGTTTTTAGAACCCAACCAGAGTGTGGTGGGCGACCTGTAGTTGCTGATGTTGCTTCAGTAACTTGTTCTTCTTGATTATCAACGTTGAAAAGACCAATAGTAACGTTATTGTTTCTTACGGAACCATCAGCCAATGTAGATGCCCAATAGTTGGCTGTAGTGTTGTTGAATAAGTTTGCAGTGTTGTTAGCATTTTGTCTAACGTTAACACGAGCAGTTGCCCATTTAGGTGCATTGTTGCTTGCGTCTAATTTTCCCCATGAGGACATTTTTTTCTCCTTGATGTGTAAGGTAATCTACCTATTTATTGTTATTTTGTTCTTAGCTGTTGCTTCTTAGGGTCTTGGTCCAAATAATCGGCGGTCTTACTACGATTTTTCAACATAGGATCGATTTCAATAGTGTCTCGCTTTTCACCTGTTAGTGTGGTTCCACCCTTCAGAACCATACGTGCATTTGTTCCCTTTTCATTATCATCATTGACTTCAACCTTTTTGATGACCTTTGGTTGCTTACTGGATGTACCAGGACCTTTATCGTCCTTTTCGTGGTCATACAAGTCTTCTTTCAGTCTACGTTTAGCATAGATTTCTTTGACCATTTTACCAGCCTTAGATTTCTTTGGTGCAACATCATCTGGTGTAGTTCCACCATCAAAAGGAGATTGTGTAGCACATTGTGGATCATTAATATTATCCTCTTTTCTCAAACCACTGGAGTTTGGAAAATGAACAGGTTTTATTGTTCCAATTGTTGAGGCTTTATTTAATTGGTGTGTTCTCTTAGCTGTAGGAGAATCAGCAGTGTGTGAGCGAACCTTCTTAACTGCAATTGGAGCAGTTTCTTCTTCGACAGACATCTTCTTACTTTTCGCAGCCTCTTCAGGTGAATCATGAAATGTGGTAGTCTTGGTTGGATGTGAAGAACTTCCACCAGCCGCAAAGTATTTACCTGTTTCACCATGCTTCATAATATTGGCGTGTTTAGTGCCATCTGAATGCCATGAGTGACCAACAAGTGTGTGTCCCGCACTCGTTTTAGAAGGTTTACCGGATGCAGGCTCATAAGTTACACCCTCATCGATAGTATCTTCTTCATAAATGCCATGATCTGCCTTCCATTTATCAAACTCACCAGTCTTTGCTTGACCAACACGTTGATTTTTGGAAACATAATCGATGTTGTAACCTTTAGCCTTGTAGAACTTTTTTAATAAGTCTGCACGGCGTGAAGTCACGTTCTCAGCGATCCCGGCCTTTGCAGACCATGGATCGTTGGGATCAGTGGCGTAAGTAGACTTTGGTGCGGCATTTTTTACAATGCCCTTCACCAATTCTTTAGCTTTGCTTACCATTTTTTCTTTTCCTCTGTGGTTCCACCAGCTGGTCCAAGCATTTCTTTACGGATTTTACCAAAAGATTTCTTAGCCAATTCTTTAGCCATTTTCAATGGTGTGGATTCATTTGTAACAAAATTAGGATCAACATCAGTACCTTTACCTTCTGCAACATTTTGTTCTTCCACATTCAACTTAACTTTATATGACTTAGCTTTATTGTGATAATCGGCACCAACTTTAACACGACCTGCCAATGTATCAACAGTCTTAGTCTTCATGTTTTCGTCAGGCTCAATGCGAACATCATCTTCTTCACTCATTGTACTGATGCCGCCTAGATTTTCATGTTTCATTGCTTGTTTTGTAGCAGTTGCATACATCACATTCTTAGCACGATCACCATAGCGTGATTTGAAGCCTGCCAAACCTTTTTTCATAGACTTGACAATCTTTTCACGCTTTTCTTTTTCACCACTAGTCATATGGCGTTCTTCTTCCTCTTTGTGCATTTCTTTTTCATGTTTACCAACTTCTTTGTGAGCAATTTTCTTTGCTTGTGGTGGTGTTACGCAATCACTTTCTTCCTTTTTCAAAGCGGAAGTTTTAACCATCTTCTTAACAAGAGCTTTGTCTTCTTTCTCGTCTGGATGTGCTTCTTCTTTAACTTCTTCTTTGTCTTTCTTGAATTTCTTGGTAAACACTGTACCTGTAGAAGTCTTCTTAGAATCGTGACCAGTTAAAGCACCAGGCTTCTTAGGTATCTGGCTAGGCTTTCCTTTCCAGTTGAATGGACTATCCTTCTCATCTTCCTCACGCACATCTGCTGGATGACCAGATGCCGCTGCCTTGTCATCTTTTTTCTTTGCAATTTGGCCACCAATTTTTTCTGGAGGAACCATACCTTCAGAGTGGTGCTTTGCAGTCACTGGATATTTCTTACCTTGAAATTCAAAGTGAGATTGATTTGCTCTTTTAGCCGCATGTGCTGCCTTGTGGAAACCAGTCTCATCTAATTCTGGCTCCAAAAGCATCTTTTTCTTGTCATCTGCTTCCATGATTGCTCTTGTAGCATCGATAAGTGCTTGTGATACTGATGATTTGGTAAACATTATTTTGCTCCTGTTTTTTTCTTTTTGATTGTGATACCTGATTGGCCAAACTTTTCAATTGGCTTAACAAAGTCTTCCTTATTTCCAGCACCACCAAGAGTGCCACTTACACCAGAATCTCCTTGACCGAAATCGAAGATTGATTCCTTAAACTTTTTCAACTTCTTCTTCTCAGCCAATGGATTAGGACTAACACCTCTTGGTTTGGCTGAGAAGTCTGCAACATCATCATTGCTATATTCTGTAGATTCTCTATATGTTCCTTGGTCACCCAAGCCTGCGCCAGCGGCTGGAGTACTTCCTCTTGTATCGAAAGTTGAACCAACACCATCTGTGTTGCCAATACGACCAGCTTTCAGTGAACGATCACCAAATTTCTTTAAACGAATCTTATCTGCATCTTTATTAAAGTTAGCTTCTTTTGGTTCAGGCATCTTAATGAGTTTAGGCTCAGAATCTTCTGCATATGAGAAAGCCTGTCCACCAATCTTAGAGTAACCACCATTCATTTTGATGTCACCATCTCTAACATCATCTCTCTTGCCTAACTTGGCTTGAAATTGCATGATAGGACTATTGTTGTCTTTCAATACTTTGAAACCTTTAGAAGCAAGATTGGCTTTCTGAATAGCCTTGGCTCCTTGTTTTGATTCATATAACGATAAGAATCTGTTATTTTCTTTTATACTGTTATCTAAGAATTGAGTTGTAATCTGATATGTTTCTGTGATATTATCTATGTTATTTTCCAAATCACCTGTATTGTCAAAACGGACAAAATTTGTAAATAAATTTGTGAATAGGTTGATATTATTTTGTGCTTTGTTCCAACGGTCATGGCGAATGGACTCTGCCATCATTCTGGATAGTAGAGTATTACGTTCTTTACTTACAACATCGGTGGTGTCCACAAAAACCATCATTGTCTTGTATCCAAGTTCTTCTAATTCTTCTTTGATGTGTGCAATCTTTTCACTGTCATCTGCTGGACCATTAATAATCAAAGGTTTGCCAGTGCGAATTGATTCTGTACGTGGATTCATAGAACGCATTGCTAACTTATGTTTATCATTCAATACATCCATAACTTGAGTGAAGTTGAATTCCATCACGTTTTGTTCTGCGATACATTCACGAATAACAACATCTTTGCCTGATCCTGGACCACCAGTGACGAAAATTGCTTTGTGGTAACCATGATTGGCCGATTCATGTAAACCCATTCCCTTTCGAACGTCATGCATAAGCTCTTTAGCATGTTCATCAGAAACGTGACTTGGCACACCTTGTCTAAATGATGAAAAATCTTTGTGTTGTGCGTGTTGACGCATTTTAGTGCCAGACATACCTTCTGAGCCTTCAGCATCTGGATCACGGTGTCCAGCAGATCGAACTTCTATCTTGTTGAAGTTGTATTTACCGTGTCTACCTTCAACACCATTATATTTGTTTAATAGGTCGTGATATTCCTTGACACGATCTGAACCTGCAACCATAATAAGGTGTCTGTGTCCCATTTTGTGTAATTCAGCCGCATGATGCAATAATGTTGGCTGTGCGGAAGAAGAACCAATAAAATGTGTGCCGGGTGAATAACGGCGCAAATGTTTTAATTTCTGTTGTGCACTAAGTGGATTCTTTTTGGAATCTTGTGAATGAGAAACTATAACCGCATGTGGAGCATTTTCTCTATCTGCAATATCACGCACCTTATCGATCAACTTCATGTGACCTGTTGTTGGTGGATTCATTCGGCCAAAAGCCATAACCACCGGTTTGGAATCTTCTTTATTTTCGACAATTAGTTGTTTAAATGATTTCATTTTAGTGGATCTTTGCAGGCATAACATTCCATCCATGAACGTTTTCTTTAAAGGCATTAGATTTGGTTTTAGGTGAATAATGTGCAATTGGTGTCATTGAACCATCTTTTTCTTTTTTATGTACCGTCACTCTATCCCCGTTTCTAGTTGCCGCATATTTTGTATTTCGATCACTGAATATTTTATTTAGTGGTGAATCACTTCCTGATGTTACAGCGGCATGGACCTTACTTGGTGTATCACCTTTAACGTGCACTTTAGCCCAAGGCATACTTGTATCAGCGGTCAAATGTTTTTTTAACATATGACCAATTTTTTCATGACCATCGCTTTGTTTCGTTAAGAAATCCAAATGGTCGTGTAATTCTTTAGCCACATCTGTTTTTACAGGTCTAGCCAATTCATTCGTTGCACCTTCAAGTGAGGAATCAGACTTTACACCTTCTTTTTTACGAAAATCATCTAGGTATTTTTTTCTTTCTGCTTGCTTTAAGTGACCAACACCTAACATAGAATGTACTTTACCCAAACCCGTTCTAGAAACTGAATCTGTGTCTAGTTTTCTTCTTGGATGATCCAAAATTCCATCCATATGGATAGATGGATTTTTAGCTGTAATGACACTAGATTTACTGGAAGATTTCAGTGAGTAACCCTCATAATGCTTTTCATCAGGTTCTGTAGCGTGGTGGGAATGTGCCACTTCAACTGAAACATCCGAAGGATTCTCTTGACTGTCGTTGTGTTTACCTTTTGTAAATCTTCCAATATCGCCAGATTTTGAAGTGTGGCCAATATTAGAAATTATAGCACCTTCTCCATGCTTCTGACGAATTGCCTCATGTATAGCCTGGGCGGCAGCACGGCCATGTTCTATTCTAGTGTCGATATGTTCTTTTTTGATACCTTGAGACAACCTATTGATTGCATCAACGTGTGGTTGAATATCCTTTTTATGTTCTGGTGATCCGTGTGTACCAGCACCCTTGTGCATAATATCTATCAGATGTTTAGCTGTTGAATGTTCAGCTATTTTGCCAGCAGTATCTGGAGTTATATCCTCACCGGCCGAAAATTTCTCCAGCAATCTCTGGTGTTCTTCCTCGATATCATGACCTATATTTTGTAAATCGTCTTTGCTAGGCTCATCTGCGTTTAGCCCCCAGTGAACAACTTTGGTGACTGCGTTTAAATTTTTATTGTGAAATATTGCAGATTTACCACCAACACGATTGATAACATGCACATCAATTTTATGGCCATCATCTGTTTTGTATGAATGATATGGTTTTTGGCTACCAAAGTCTTGGTCATCACCAAAGTTTTCTGTAACGTATACTGAAAATCTTTTCATTTTCTTACCTTCAATAGGTTAGCACGAGCAAACTCGGCACGATTAACTAGTTTTGTTGGTTCACCTGCGTGGTTGACAACAAAGCCTTCAGGACCAGTTCTCTTTCCATCAATGTGGTGCTCTAGTCCACCCTCATGTTGTTGTAGTGTGTCAACCAATACATTTTTAGCCTTTTGTAAATGGCTATGCATCTTTAACAGATTTGCATAATGCTTTTTGTTGCTGTCGATCCACTCTGAATGGCCTTTAGCAATAGCTTGTTTCTTTCCTTTAGCCGCTGGTGTTTTAAGTTTTGCTATTTCTTTGCCTGTCTTATCTGCAATGTGCTTTTTCAATCCTTCAACGCTAGGTTCCTCACCTGTACGAACGGTGTGATTTATATAAGTGGCTAAATGGCCTGCTTCTCCAGCATGTTGAGGATGTATGTGGTCATACATTTCAGGATTTTTGTTGTGTATATCCTGTGCGGCCTTCATGTGTTTCATAAATTCACTTTGTGCGGCATCACTATAGTGAAGTTCTCGGGTGTCGTGGTTTGGAGATTTCTGCCAGACATCAGGATGTTGTTTGAAGTTATGTAAGTCTGGATGTGGATCCGCAGTCATTGAGGAAGCATCATCTCCATGGTACTGAGTGTGTGTTACGATACCAATTTTAGATTTTTTAACCTTATCGGCCTCATCACCTCTTGCCGTGTAAGTTATAGTGTTAGGTGTAAAAGATGCTTTTCCGCCTGGTTTGTGTTCCACATCATCTTTTGAGTGCATTATATCACCCTGGTAAACACCAGTCTTTGGCACAACTTTAGGTAGGTGATTTAATGCGGCATGTAGTTTGTCCATTAAACCTGGTGCATGGCCATGATTTTTCTCGATATCTGCATGGGTGTAATTGATTTTTGGTGTCTTATTGAATGCAGACTTTGAAGCCACAAAGAATTTGCCAGTCTCTGGATGGTGTCCGTATACTAAAGAAGGAGAACCATCATATTTCATTGTCAGGGCTGAACTGTTTCCACCAGACTTGATGTGGTTGTGTGCTTGCATCAGAGCACCTTTAGCGTGTTCAAAGCCGGCAGCACCATGGAACAGAGGACGATCCTCAGCGTGGTGGATATGTTTTAGTTTTGCCCCTTCTTGTGGGCTAGAATCTTCTTTTAGAAAAGACTTAAAACTTTTCATTGTTTTCCTTAGACATTGCAATACACTATGATTGCCATGATAGTATTTATATAACTTTTCGGTTTATACCTTTTTAGTTTGGAAAGTTTGGCTCCGATACATAGTCAGTCAAATTGCATGAAGCCTGTAGAAGAAATTTGGCATTTGAAACCCATGACATCTCGTTCTTCCAGTTTTTCTTTGTCCATTAACTCAAAAACACAATGTTCCAAGTCTCGGCCAGTCTGTAAGCTGTGATTTACGATACGCCTCATCATTTCCTTGGTTTCTGGAATCAGAGACCCACAGAAAGAGAAAATTCTAGTGTCGACCAGTTGAATATCCTTTGATATCCACGAATCAACTCGTCTTTTAAAAACGTATTTTCCTTCTATTGCATGATCTTCGATATGAAAATCATCCGTCAGAGAACCTCTACCTGTAACCTTAAATATTCTTTTAACCTCCGGTAGGAGATTCTCCACAACGTCTAGTGTAAATGCTAGGCTATATGCTTCCGCTGGACTTTGTAAACCCTGTTTACCTAATTGAATTATATCAGGAATGTTAGAGTTTATCAATAAATAATCCACTTTTTTTGACAAATCCTGTAATATATTTTCTGGAACAGGATTAGGAGAAGATTCTGCCAGCAAAATGATCGAATCAGGAACTTTAGTTCTGACCGATTCAATAGTCTCTAGTGTTTGTTCATATCTTTTGTCTAGCGGTATGACACTTCGAAAGGAATTGATGGCTGAAGTTACAATGAACAAGTTGCTCATTATTTGTACCAATACCAGACATCACATTCTGTTTCCAGAATCTCTTTACCGACTGAGGAAGCAAATTCTTTCACGGCTTTGTTCACACCAGGAATAACTCTGAAATCATGACCTGAGAATACGCCTCCAGGCTTAACCTTGGAATAATAGTTAAAACAGTCAATCAGAACTTGTTCATATGTGTGTAATCCATCGATGAATAACAGGTCTAGGGAGTTGTCCTCGAACTCACCGTGAACATTATCAGAATAGTCTCTAATCATTTCAAACCGGTCACCATAAGGAGCCAACCGGCGCATAGTTTTTTCATAAAACTCTTGACGATCATTCAGGTAGTTACCATTCCAATCCAAATAGTTTGCGTATGGGTCGATAGAGACAATCTTCAAACCTGGATTACACTGTAGTAGCCATTCTGTTGTGTCACCCTCGGAACATCCAATTTCAACAACAAAAGGTTCGTTCATAGTTTTAACAAGTTCACCTAAACCATGGCCTGAACTCTTTTTCATGCCGTAAAATTGTTGCGTGGCGGTGTTAAATGTAATAGTATCGCTCATAGTTTCTCCGCATTATTGAAGTTTTTAAAAATGACAAAAGGATCAAGTCCTAGCTGGTGATCCGGTATTCTGTGTTGCTCAAATAGATCAGGATTTTCTGTAGCACAAATCAACATCATAGTTTGGTCATCATCCATTAGTCCGTTCATGTACAACAAATCAAAAGAATTAAACATCTTACTTTCCATGACTGGCCATAGTTTCTTATGTGCTACAATTTTTGCACCTAAGATATGAACATCGTTTGTGGATATAATTTGTTGTAGTGTTATTTTTGGATTCAAATCTTTGTAAGCAAACAAATGAATCTTAGTTGCATCAAAATCATAAGACCAAGTAAGACTTTTTGGAAGTGTATTTTCATCCCTACAGTAACCAAAGTCCAACCATGCAACCAAATCGTTAGTAACCAAACCTTGATTGATTGCCAAATTAACAAAGTGTGATTTTAAGAGATTCACTAAAACATATTTTTGGCTCCAATATTCGGGGTTTCTTACTTGACTCGGATGAATCATTTGTTTGTAAGATACACCTTCTTGGATAGTAATGATTTTACTGAGGTGTGTTGAAAAGGCATTGAAAGGATCATATTCGACAATTTTAACCTTATCACTAATTTCTTTTAGTCTTTTACCAATGTCTGGCGTTGTCACTACAACAATTTCATTATCTAGTTTAGTTAGATGTGTAAATCTTTCAATGTAGGTGTCTGTAGTTCTTTGTAGATAGTGTGGAAGGCCTTTATCTGGTGTCCAATCACCACGGCCAATGTCATAAAATGCAGTCACAATGGTAATATTACCCATATCAATATCCCGATCTTGTCTTAATCAATTTTTCAATTTCTTTATCGCCTTTTTGTTCTTTCCTTGGAACAAACAATGCTTTCTGTCTCTTGTTATCTAGGTCTTCTGTTGGAATGAGATAATATAGTGCGAGACTCTTTCTGTACTGGCCTTCAGGACAAAAGATACCCTCAGTCACACCATGCCAAGAGTTTTGTGTCGTATCAAATAAAACTGCTCTATTGAAGATTGGAATAATTGAAGATCCTAGTTCTTTAGGTTGATTCGTTTCTTCATCATGCGACCAAAGACCTAAGTTGCCACCCCAAGATGCCTGCCATTCAGGGTTCAAATAAATGATGATGTTTAATTTACGTTTCATGTCCATCTTTGGGTGAACATCATAATCCAAGTGTACATTCAAATAGTCACCAGATTGATGTAAATGCATACCACCACCATGAAGACCAAAGTCTGCAACCAAATCAGGTTGATTAGTTATGTATCTCAAAAGACTCGTGAATTCTTGGTCAACCAAAGCTGACATTGCTTTGTAAACATTCTTAGAGAATTTGGTCCAGTTTTGTACTGTTCTTTTCTTCTCAATAGCATTGTCATACTTTGCATCCACTTCGGCGTCATAACCAGGAATTTCTTGGGCAATGGCCTGTGCAAATTCTTCTTTGAAAAAATTATCGATTACAACATGGTGAAATGGTTTGGCAGACTCAAATTTAAATCTGAGATAATCCCAATCAAAATCATTAATCATTTTCATACGTCTGTCCTAAAAGTGATGACATCTTCTACCTTATATTTGTCTTTGTAGAATTTCGACATCACAGGATCTCGGTCATACTGGTGGACAATACAGAAAAGTTCATCGGTTGTTCCATCTCGCACCACACCATCTTCAAACACCGGAACAGGTTGAAGAATGAAAGACTTGAAATGTTCCTTTTCATCGGGTTTGTGGGTGATATGTAAGTTGCACGACCAACCATCAGACAGGCCGACAAATTTGGTTTTGTCTTTGTATGGTTGCCAGTTTAGTAGAATGTTGTATGCGGCTTGGTCAGCAACCCAATCTGGACGATTAGCAGATAATTGATATAACATGCCACACAAATCTTTGATGTATGTGGATGTACCTGCAAGTGTTCCTACATTATAAACATCTTGGTCTTGTACACCTTCATAGAAGTAACCACCAAAAGCATTGATGATGTTTTGTCTGTTCCAGTGTTCGTTTTTGATTTTGATAGACTCAGACACGGCAATCATCTCGTTATCACCGATGTTTTTTTCGATCCATTCACTTGGGTCTTTTTGAAAGATCACATCACGCACATCAGTTGTGATTACATATCGATAATTGATTCCTTGTGCTTGAAGGAAGTTATAGATGTGTAAGAATCTCTCCATGTGAAAGCCCATACGAGCTTGACTTGGCGCACTGATTACGGTGAAACCGGCTTGTGCTATTTTATCGTTGGTCTCTTTTGAAGAACCAATAGAGACAATTACTTTGTCACCTTTGAAACCACATTCATTGATTGATTGAATCCAAGGTTTGATTGTTTCAAAGTTATAGTTCTTAAACGCACCAATTATTAGGTCTTTTTCCATGGCAAACTTCCATTATATTTTTGTTTCATCACTTCATTACCTTTAAGAAAGAAATCTGCTTGTACAGATATTCCTGTGTTGCCGGCTCTATAGTTAAGAGTATATAGGCCATTAGTCTGGTGTGTCAAGTTATTTTGTCTCAACACCGCAGTCAAGTATCTATCCACTTCAGGAACACCTGGTTCTCTTGCTTTACGATACCAAATTGGACTTGTTTGTAATGCAATACCTCTTGGTAAAAAGAAACAACCAACATCAACAAAATAATCTTGTTCACTTAGTACTGATGGCCATTTACCGAGACTTTCACAGTCATCATTACATACGTATTTGCCATCCGAATCAACAATTTTGCGTAAGGAATAAGCCCATGCAAATTTGTTGTTGATAACCTTCATCAAAGATTCTACATGCTCAGGATCAAACCAGTTGTCCTCATCTAAGAAGCAAACATATTCACCTCGTGCAAGGTAAATTGAAGCACCATAGATTCTGTGACCGTTAAAACGATCCTTGCCTGTAGAATATGGTAGTTTAATGACATCTAGATGTGGATAATCCTGTAGTATAGGAGTTGCTCTAGGATGTTCTCCGTCAACGACAACTAAATGCTGAATATTGTCGTATGTTTGGTCTTTGACGCTTTGAATAGCTTGACGGAGATAATGGGCACCGGTAGTCGGTGTAATGACTGTCACTAATGGGTTCATAATAAATTCCTAATTTTATTTTGGTGGTAACTTTATTGTGCCTTTTCTTTTCTCTACATATTTTGGCCAAACGGATGCTCTTGAATTTGGAACAGGAGCACCACGATCCGATCTATATTGTGCAGTGAAAGTTGGCTCATAATCACCTTTTAGCATATCTCCATTCTCATGTGTATGGTTTGATTCTAAGGTGTAATAAGAACCTTTTTTTACAACCTTTACAGGTCCTTGCAATAATAGAGTTACATTATTTCTTCCGTATTTTGGTGCACCCGGTTTAAAGTCGTCACCATACACAGATTTACCTTTCAATACTGGATCCTTCATGTCTTTAACAACATTCGATCCCCTTTCCAATCCTTCTGGGAAATTCTGTTCTAGTTGGTTAATGAATGTTTTCGTTTCTTTGTGTGCATTGACTTGCGGCACATTTTTTGATATTCCACCCCATTGTTGGAAATCTTTGGCTGTATTGCCGTCTTTATGTGACATCCATACTATTTCTTCACCGTTCTCATCCAAAAAATGAAAATCTGATTTTGGTGTTCCTGGTGTTTTTTGTATATCAAATACCTTATAAACTTTATTCTTTATTTTTATGGGAACAGTACTTTCTTTTGTTTTTTTTCTTATCTCACTCAATTGGTTTCTAATTGATAAAATTTCTTTTTCTTCGATATGTGTTGTGCTTTGTTTTTTATCAGCAAGTCCGCCAAATTCAGAAGTTTTTGCTAAATCTTTTAAAAAAACATATTTCCCTGTATTCGTTAAGAATGTTATATTGTCCCAAGCAATTTTCCTTTTTAGGTGTTTTAAAACACCTTCTTCAAGAATTAATTTTACTTTTTTATTTCCAACGACTAAGGTAAAATCTTCACGATTTTCATACATTTCTATGAATTTATCTAAACGCCATTCACGACCAGGTTTTTTTAATTCCCTAAAAGATAAATTTGAGGCCATTATTATCTCCATCATTCTTTGATGGAGATATTTATCACACCTTGAAGCCGTCAAAACCTTTCTTCTTAGGTGCTTCTCTGTTTCCAAATGTGTTAATGGGTTTATCTTGACCTGCATCAGATAATCCATCTTGACCGGATTGGTCCACATCATACAATTTCATCTTTGCACGGTCAACACCAATAGTGAATCGTTTGTAATAAGAAGGATCATTATAACGATTCTTCAGTTGCTTGACCATAATCTGACCAAGTTCTTCCAATTCTTCACTTGTGATGAGTGCAAACATCAAGTCAGCGGTTGCTGGCAAACCAAAAGATTCACTTGTATCTTCGAGTCCTGGATCAGAAGAGGTATATCCGCTTCTGGTTGTTTGAGTTGCGGATACGATTGGTACTCCAAATTCAACGGCAAGACCACGCAGTTCCTCTGCAATAGATTTGACATATGTGTATGAATTAACGTTACCTCCTGTTTTAATTCTACTACTACAGCAGATATTAAGATAGTCGATAAAAATAATATCAGGAACAAAAGATTTCTTAAGGTTGAGTTCATTCAATAATGCTCTAAAGTGAGTAGCTGAAGCCGATGCGGTTGGATATTCTTTGATGATTAGTTTGCCGGTTGTTTTTGATTTGACCTTTTCAACTTTCTTATCGTACATATCCTTTGGCAAGGCCATCAGATCATCCAATGCAACATTAAGCAAGTTTGCATCAATACGTTCGGCAATCTTTTCTTCAGCCATCTCCATCGTGATATAAAGAACATTGCGACCTTGAGACATTGCACCAGCAGCCACATGACACATGAAAAGAGATTTACCAACACCTGTGCCAGCGAGAGCAATATTAAGAGTTTTAGCTGGAAGGCCACCTTTAGTAATCTTGTTGAAGAACTCCAAATCGAATGGAATTCGTTCTTCTTTTCTGTGGTAGAATTCATATCGTTCATCACTGTTCTCCAAATAATCATGACCAATTGAGGTATCAAAAGTTACGGCTAAAGCATCCGAGAGAATTTTCGGAATCTGACCTTTGTCATGGGTCTTGTCTTTGCCATCGAGTATTGAAATAGAACCCAATACGGCATTGTAAATGGCCTTCTCCTGACAAAACTTTTCAGTCTTATCGGTGAGCCACTGAATTTGGGTTGTTTCTCGGTTAGAACTTTCAATTTCTTTAAGATAAGTTTCCGACTTCTCCACTTCGTCATCTGTGAGATTACGCCTTTCTTTGACGGCCAATTCAATCGCCTCAATTGATGGTGTAGTATTGTAAGTTTCTGTGAAGGACTTAATCTCATCATAAATCAACCGTTCTGTTCTATCTGTAAAATATTCACTCTTTAGGAAAGGAAGAACCTTTCTCAGGTATTCATCTGAGTAAATCAGGTTCTTCAGTATCGTCTGTTCTAGTTTCATCTATAATATCCTCATCAAGGTTGGTAGTCATCAGTTCTACCAACATATCACCTGCAAATTGTTTAAAGTCGGCATCAGTCATAAGTTTTTTAGACTTAATATCTGGCGATTCTAACACATCATAAGCGAAATGTAAATGGGGGCCATCAACTTCTTCCGTTATTTTAACTTTGCCATATTTGAACACCACATCTTTATATCTACCACTCAGTAGTTTGATGTGGGTTATAGTTGCATCATCTTTAGGATAGATGAAGCAGTAATCGATTCCCTCAATCATTCTTCTTCCTGCATGATTGCGCCAGTTGCAATGGCATACTTGTCCGATACGTATTGTTGGAACGTTTCATCTTCAACAATAGAAGTCCAAAACTCTTTGGTGTCAGTATCTTTGATGCGATACTTTTTCTCATCTACTTCACCAGTAGTTTTGTCCACTTTAGAATACCATCCATTTGATGGTTTGATAACGTGTCCAGATTCAAGGGCAATGTCAAGTAAGCCAGACCACTTACTAATGCCACCGTCAAAAGATACAGAGACAGGTATTTTAGATTTCTCTTTAACATAACGAGACTTTTCTACGTTGATAATAAAATTGTAACCGACAATCTCGGTGCCTTCTTTTTCTTGCTGGCGACCCAAGATGAAAATGTTGTCAGCAGAGTAATATGAACCTGTACCGCCACCAACAATATCTTTAGGGAACATGCCAATTTCTTTGTATGTGTGATTCACAACAATCATTGGAATATCTTTCAACGACAAGTGTGGTGTTACCATACGGAACAAACTCTTGACTTGTTTTGCTCGTGACATATCGGCCACAGACTTCTCAGATAAAGCATCTTCAACTTCTTTCTTAGATGCCAAGTTACCGATAGAATCAATGACAATGATGAGGTGTTCACCACGTTCCAATCCGGTCAGTTGTTTCATCACATCAAACTTTAATTGTTCAATATCAGTGAGAGGAGTATGTAAAACTCTATCAGTATCGATACCGAAACTATCAAAGTAAGACTGAGGCGTTCCAAATTCGCTGTCGTAAAAAAGTAATGCGGCGTCTTCATATTTGTCCAGGTAAGATTTGGCCATCAATAAAGAAAATGCTGTCTTAAAGTGTTTTGATGGACCGGCCCACATTGTAAGACCTGGAGTTAGACCACCATCAAGTTTACCTGAGAGAGCAATGTTGATGGCAGGAACTGCCGTTGGAATCATATCCTTATCTGTGAAGAATTTGGATTTGGATAGAATAGCAGAATCTTTAATGCTACTATTCTTTTTAATTTTATCTAGAATACTCATATGTCACCTTTAACTAAAAAAATCTTCAAGTGTGCTTTGTTGTTCGGTCGACCAATTCATACAGTCAAGAATGACCTTAATGGGTTCAAGGAAAGTCTTTTCGAATTGTGTATCATAATCGATATATCTGTTAATGTCAAATTCTTTTGGCAATCTTGCCGGATAGGAGATAACGGTATCTTTGAATGGATTCGGCATCAATAGATACGAGAATTTGATTTTCTCACCTTCCTGAATCTTCGGATATTTCTTGGTGAGATTGAACTTTTCCAGATTGTGGTTGTATATGATTGCACCTTTCACATGAATCGGTGTCCCTGATTTATATAGCGTAGCGGCATCCGAATACTTACTCAGTCCGTTGATACCTCGTGGGAAAGAGATGTCTTCAGGTGGCAACTGACGGAAGTATTTACGGAAGTCAGCAATGAACTTGTGCATGTCTTGTTCGGTGCCACTAATCATAATGTAAATCGATTCCTTCATCTTCTCACGGACAGCCGCAGGAGTAGAAGACTTAATCATTTCAAGACCCATGACTTTCAGGTCAGGTTCATTATAACGAACGCCTTCATTGTCATACACGTTCATGATGTAACGTTTCTTTGCAGTCCAAATACCCTTGTCGGCAAGTGCTTCACGTTTCATCTGCATCTTCTGTGCATACGCATGAACGTAATCAGCCAACTCACGATAAGATTTATCGATGTATGGTTCAATCTTGCTTTTACATACACGATCCATGAAATCAATCACTTTAATCTTTGGAAGTGCAACTGTACCACCGGCACCATAAACACTGTTCACCAAAGGACCAAGTTTCAAGTAAATCGAATCTGTATCTGAAGCAATGACGTAATCAACACCACTTGTCATCAATATCTTGTTCATGTACTCATTCAGTTTCTTTTCAATCCATCGAATAGACAACTGACCAGCAGTAGTGACCCCAAGAGCCATTCGGAGATCATAAAAGCGGAAATACTGGCTACCAAGCGCACCATAAGCAGAATTGAGAGAAACTTTCTTTGCAAGTTGTAGGTTATTAAATCTTGCGATTCGCTTTTCGATGTCATACTTCTTGGAATCATCTTTTTCATTTTCATAATCCTGCTTTGCGGCCAACATCATCTTTTTGAATTTCTTACGATCTTCATACATCTCAGCCATCATCTTTGGCAAGAAACCTTGTTTGTCTGTCCGAAAGAATTGGCCGTTTGGTGTTAAAGTCACACCTTGCAAATTTGATAGGTCAACTGACTTAAGCAACAATTTATCAACGCTTAAACCTTGTGACAAAACATTACGCATTTCATCCGTGTAGTCTTCTGGCTCAATCAATGTTTCAGGACTGATGTTGTATTGCATCATCAAGTGAGGATACAAACTGTTCAAGTCAAATGATGCAACCCAATCGTGAGCACCAACTTGAACCTCTTTCACATACGCACCTTCAAATGCACCATCTTTGTCTTGTACATCACGTGGTGGAACAACAATGTTGTCTTGCATTAGCCGGTTGTATGTCAATGCATCCCACATACGAGTCTGTGCAAACACATCTTCATAGTTACACTTAGTATCATATGCTAGAGTCAGTGCAAGTTCCAATAACTTTAGTTTGTCTTCCAGTTTGATAATCAGTTCAACGTCTTTGATGTTATACTCAATAAACTTTTGAAAGTTCAAACGATATAGTTGGTGCAAGTTGTCGAACTCATCATAGGACAATTTGTTTTCACCAATCTCAGCATTAGCAATGGCATCCAAACGATAAGACTCTTGTGACTTACCATCAGGAGCATACCATCTGTATAATTCAATATAATCAAGTGATGCGACACCCATGATGTCATATGCGATCATCTGACGGCCATTAATGATAGTCTTACGTTCACCAATAAACTTCCACGGTGACAACAACTTGGCTTCATCTTCACCGAGAATTTTACGGAAGCGGTTAATCAAATATGGAATATCGAAGAACTTGGTGTTCCAGCCAGTCAGTACATCTGGTGTGTTATTTTGCCAATGTTTGAGGAATTGTTTGCAAAGTGTCCATTCATCTTTGCATTTGATATAGTGTTCATTGCCCTGCACTTCATAATCACCACAACCAAAGACCAAGGTCATGCCGTTGATGTATTTCAGACAGATAGCGGTGATTGGTTCGTTGGCCAAATATGGATCAGGGAAACCATTCTCAGAACCAACCTCAATATCGATTACACCAATCGTAACATGTTCTTGATCCCATTCGACCATACCTGGATGTTGTTCACCGATGAAAGCATACTCATATCGAGTATTTCCATAGATTTTAGGACCACCAGCAACACCGGTAAAGCCTTTGATGTACTCACGAGCCTCTTTGATGTCATCAAACTTCTTGCGGTGTAGTGGAGTTCCATCTAATGACTTGTAGGTGCCATTTTTGCTGTGGATGTAGAGTGATGGCTGATAGTCAATTCTTTGCTTGACTCTTTTGCCATCCATAACGCCTCGGTAAAGAATGGAATTACCGAAGCATTGTACGTTTGTATAGAAATTCATTAGCCTGTAATAATTTGTTTGTTAGGAAGAACGATGCCAACACCGAAGATTTGCTTGTAATTTTCAACAAAGTCTTCGGCAGGAACATAAGAGTATACAACATGTTTCTTAGCCAATACAACCGTTGCACCTTTTTCCTGTGGTGCATGAAGTGGAAAAGGTGCAAAACCTACATTTGGACCGTTCTGGCCACGGACAACAGCAATTCCTACCGCATTTTCAATAACAAATTCTGTTTCGGATTCTGTTTGGACTTCTCCAAGAACATCTTCTCCGGTGACCAATTTCATAGCAATAATCTTCATAAATTCTCCAATAGTTGAGTTTGCATAAATATACTTATGATTGATTGTACAGCATAGACAATTAAAAGTCAATAGACATGGAGATATGGATGAATATAAAATTTATTTTAATGGTTTTGGCATTTATACATTGTAGCTTGGCCTTCTCACAGCCAATTGTGACAGATTCAACCTCAACGAGTACAGTTAATTCATACTCCAATGGTGTCACTACAGTAAAATCACCACCACCATCTGCAATGATACCAACAATGAACTTTTCCAATTCAGATTTGTGTACAGTTGGTGTTGCAGGTGCCGTTCAAACTCAAATTCTAGGTATTTCAGCAGGAACCACAGTTAAAGATATGAACTGTGAAAGATTGAAGTTGTCCAAAACACTTTATGATATGGGCATGAAAGTTGCTGCCGTATCCACACTATGTCAGGACAAACGAGTATTTGATGCGATGATGATGGCAGGAACTCCGTGTCCATATGATGGAACTATTGGTTTGGAAGCTAAAGAGTCGTGGAAAGCAAATAAAGCACTTCAGCCTGGAAACACCGAAGAAAAACCGGAAGGAATTAGTAATGACGCTAAAACGATGTTTGGTATTGGTGGCATTGCTACTTTACTCTTGCTACTCGTACACTGAAATAATAAACAATACAACTTCCAATGCGGCTCAACAGGGCTTAAATTGGACAATGACGAATGTTATTCCTTCTGTAACAGGTTTAACTATCAATGATGTGATCTATCAATATACAGCAGTTAAAAAACCTGCTGATCCCATGACGGTTTCAATACAAAACAAAAATGCATTAGGAACTGGATATATTTTTAGAAGTGTAGATGATTGGTCTGGTTTACCTGGAAATTCTATAACTAAAGTTGTTCCTGTAAACAACATTCCTAGTGCATATTGGGGTGATGGTCAGATTTCAATTGATGGAAAAGGTCAGGTCCAAAATCCTTTAGTATATTATCAATACAAATATGACACTTGTTTGAATAACCCACTTAGTTCTCCTAGTTGTCCTGGTTATGATGATGCCATGTTGAAAAAGGTAACAATGGATGCGGCTCAACCTATTGATCCATTATCCAATCAATACGTTAAAGATGCATTAAATGCTCCGCCACCTCCTGTAGATGAACAACAGAAGAACCCACCGCCACCTGAAAATAAAGAAAAAAAGAACGATAAATTGGCGGCCGAAAAGAAGACAATCGTAAATGCAATAGTCAGTAAAGAAGCCGCTCAGGTTGCCGTGCAGTTGGAGAAGATGAATAACATACCTGGAATGGATCAATATCGACTAAATATACCGGGTGGGACTTATAATGAAACAATTAAATATGTTGACAAGAAACTGCCTGATTCTAGGAAGGCAAGAAGTCTCGGAATGGCACAAGAGAAATTGCACGGAGAAATGGTAGATTTACAATTTAATAGGTAACATTATAAAAACTAAAAGGAAATAAAAAATGTTTAAAAAAGTATTACTTTCTGCTCTATTGGCAATGCCAATTTTAGCATCATCAACAGATATACCAATCACTGGTGTTGTTACTTCAAGATGTGTAATTTATACCGAAACTGCTGGTGTTTATGGTAACCCGTCACCAGGTCTTTTGAGTACACTTCCAACGGATGGTGGCGTAGAACCTCTTGTTCGTTATGATGTTGTACAAGGCGGTTTCTACAAAGCATCTATCACAACACCAACATCATTTTCATCATCACCACAATTGACTGACAATGTTGTTTGGACAGGGGTTGTTAATGTTGCTAGAGTTTCAGATTCAAATATGTCTGTATATTCAACAAACAAAAGAGTTTTTGGCAATACAACCGAAGTTGACCTAAAACTTCCAGGTTCTGTTTGGTTTAGTGCAGATTCTACTGCAACATACGGATACAACAAAGCGTATCCAGCAGGAACATATACTGCAATTGTAACCGCTTCTTGTATCGCAATTTAAAAATGTAAAAGGTATATTATGTTTCGTTATGTCGTTATGCTTCTTTTGATGTTTAGTGGGTATGTAAATGCTCATCAGTTTTTGCCGACATATCCAACCTTCCAATATTCTTTTATTGAAGGAGTTATGTATACAAAAATGCAGTTGTTTAATAAAAGGAAAGAAGTTGAGTATTATGAATTGTCTGTTTTTGATGCTGATTGGAATGGAGTTCCGTTTGCATCAGAAAATAAAATCATATATGTGAAATATCTACAAACAAAAGATATTAATGTTTATGTTAAGAAAGAGGATGTAAAAAAAGTTACTTATATTTGTACCGAATCTAAGATTAAAAAAGATGCTCTACAGAACACTGTAATATATTCAAAAATTTGTTCAAAAGTGAAATGAAACATTATATCATTATTGCATTGTTGATGTTTTGTAATTTAAGTGAAGCACAGAACGGATCTCTTAATTTGGCAATTCCTAGTGCACCAGGAAATTACCAATCAGATAGATTTAGAGCTGGTGATTTAGATTGTACGATGGCCATTGGTTCTGGTGTTAACGTTGAATTTGGTGTTGTTGGTGTTCTGAGTAACAATAATACGACAACATCAACCACAACAATTTCAACCGACCCAAGTACAAACCCACAATCAAAAAATGTTGGTGTTTATGGTAGAATAGTTATACCAATTGGTATGCCTAAGGGAAGAGTTGATTGTGATATTTTATATCAACTTGAATTGGAAAAGAGAAGAATTGAAATTCAAAAGTTAGAAAGTGAATTGAACAACTTGAGATCCTTAAAGTTTGAAAAATAAATGGAGTATTAGATGACGGAAGAAATCAAAGATGTGAATGCAAAAGTTGATGAACTTGAAGCGGCCGCTAAGAAGTATGCAAGTAAAGATACTGTAATCAGTATTGGTGGTTATGAGTTTACTCCAGCAAAATTGATGGTTGCATTTACAATCGTTTCTTCTACTCTTGGTGGTTTGTATGGTGCGTTTGAGGTTTATAAAGACTATCAGACAATGAAGAAGAAGATTTCTGAGTATTCTGCACCAGATTTGTCCGAATTTGACAAACGATTGGCTGTGATTGAAGAAACAAACCAAAAGACTGGTGATTACACACGAGACATTAAGAATGATTTGAAGAATGACATTCGCCGTAACGAATCTGTAACGGAACAGATTGAACGTTCAGTTAAAACTTCACAACGTGAAACAGACCAAGAGATGAGACAAGCACGTAAAGACATACGTGAGGATTTAGATAAGGCACGTTCCGAAGTCAATGCTATTCGCAAAGAAATGGCCGATGCAAGACGAGAAATCAGTAAAGAAGTTGAAGTGCTTAAAAAGGAAGTTGACCAGAAGATTCAAAAGGCTATTGATAATCCATTAGCCAACAAATAAAGCATGAACGATTGATGTTTATGACCAAAAGTTATAATTTTAGAATGGAGAAATAAAGACAAACCTACGAAGGTGATTGATGTTTGACCCTATCAGTATAACTGTAGCAATAACTACAGCACAACAAGCAGTGAATACTATAAAGAAGGCGAAAGCCCTGGGACAAGATATTGGCCAACTAATAGGTGAGTTCAGTAAGTTCTATAGTGCAAGTACAGAAGTGTACATGGCAACAAACAAAATAAGAACTGAAAAAGCAACAAGGTCCAATGCTGAAATCTACAAGATGGCACTTGAGATTGCCTTTGCGGCCAAAACATTTAGAGACAATGAAAAAGAACTAAAAGATATACTAATCTACAGCGGAAATGGTGAAGTATATCAAGACATGATGCGCCAAAGAATTGAGTTGGCTAAAGAAAGGGCCAAGGCGCAAAGAGAGCAGGAAGAATATGAACGAAAAAGAAAAAAAGAACAAGGTGAAATGATAGTGACTTGTTTATTATTTTTTTCGTTGTTGTGTGTGATAGTACCGTTTGGAACAGTTTTGTTCCATGAACTTACAAAATAAGTGGAGCGGGGTAGGAGAATCGAACTCCTCGCTTTAGCTTGGAAGGCTAAGGTATTACCACTATACGAACCCCGCAGTAATTGGTTGCAGTGCCCTAGAGTCGAACTAGGAATTGAGGATTATGAGTCCTCTGTGATACCATTTCACCAGCCTGCTACATGTATATATATGGTGCGGAAGGCGAGACTCGAACTCGCAGATTACAGGGTTTAAGTCTGTTGCCTATACCAATTCGGCTACATCCGCATAAGTTAAGTGTATTCTTTATTGGTGCCTAAGGTGGGACTTGAACCCACAGAATCTTGATTTTGAATCAAGCACGTATACCAATTCCATCACTCAGGCATAATCTTGGTGGGAGGTCTAGGAATCGAACCTAGTTCTACTGCTCTTCAGGCAGTCGCTGAAATCACCAGACTAGCTCACCCCCCAAAAAATTTAAAATTTATAAATATATCAAACCACATAAGGTAAAATATGTTTAATAACTCTAAGTATAAAAACTGGTATTTTTCTATAATAAAAAATGCCAAATTAAGAAATAACAATGTAGGATATCTTGAACGACACCACATAATACCCAAATCTTTTGGTGGAAATGACACCAAAGAAAATTTAGTAAAATTAACAGCAAGAGAGCATTTTATATGCCACTTGTTGTTAACGAAAATGACAACAGGTTCAAATCGTTATAAAATGTTACACGCTTTTATGTTAATGAAAGGCAAAACCGATAAACAGCAAAGATATATGAATAGTAGATTATTCGATTCTATAAAAATAGAATTCGGTGAAATGCTTAGAAATAAAAAATTGGGAACTAAGCATACACAAGAAACTAAAGATAAAATACGAAACACATTAAAATCTATGCCGTCACCAATAACTGCAAGCGGCAGAAAATCTATTTCTGAAAAGGCAAAAGCTAGAATTCAAAAACCAAGAACAGAAAAATACAAAAAAACTATGTCTGAAGCTATGAAATTATCACACGCAAAACGAGGACATAAATCTAACATCAGCTAGAGTTGCATTTACCATATGGAAGCATTCTTATTCTCCATACCTTCTCGGCAATTACCCCGAGGTCTTACTTCACAGAACCTGCGTCCAGTTTAGAATGCTTTCATATGGTGCTCCCACCAGGAAACGAGCCTGGTTCTCATCCTTACCAAGGATGTGTAATACCATTATACTATGAGAGCGAGAACACACCACTTATCTCATTGTACGCCGTGTGTTAGAGCGAATTTGGTACCTGGTGTAGGACTCGAACCTACATCGCTCTCCGTGTAAAGGAGACGTATAACCTCTCTACGCAACCAGGCAAATTTGGGGTGATTAATGGGTAACGATCCCATACTACGACTTTCACAGAGTCGGGTGCTTCCACTACACTATAACCACCATAAATATTGCTATGACTAAATTTTACTTTTCACATATAAATGTTGATGGATACGACCAGATTGTATCACAGTTAAGGCCGTATGTCAATAATTTTATTGCTGGTCGTGTTCATGGATTCCATGAAGTTCAACACCAGGAACTATTAGAAAAATGTCCTTTAATAAAGGACTGGTTTGATAGTAAAAAACTAAACGTTCGATCAATCGGAATAATCATTGTACCGCCAAACACAATTCAAGATTGTCACATTGATTTTATCAATAAGATCAACAATCCTTTGGCTTTAAATTTTGATATACAGAATTGTGCTTTACCTCGAACAAAAATGTATACCTGTGATATGGAGCCAATATTGTCCAAAACACCTTCAGGATTAAATTATTGGAAATATGACACATCAGCTACATTTACACAAGTGGCTGAATTTGATTTATCTACACCTGTCTTGTTTGATAATCAAATACCACATCAGGTGTGTAATGATACAGATCAGGCCAGAATCAGTATAAGTTTTCGATTCCGTGAAGATCCCAAAAACTTATTGAATAGGTGAGGACTTATTATCCTCGTGACGTCCGTACCCGGCTGTTCCTTTCCGGTTCACTGGTAAATTCCAGCTATACTTGGTGCGGCCTTTCGGTCGGTGCGGCCTTTCGGTCGGTGCGGCCTTTCGGTCCGTGCCGGACTATTCTAAAAACTGGAGCGGGTAGAGAGAATCGAACTCTCACACTAACCTTGGCAAGGTCACAGGCTACCTTTACATCATACCCGCATATTGTTTACGTTAGGCTCCCTGAGTCGATGAGAACTAAATCTCACCGAAACCGCCGTGTCATCCTCGGGGTAAACAAACCCGGAACTATTACGCTTCAGCCAATTCCTGTTCAGCAAGAATCCGTTTCAAACGGTCTGCACAGAATGATGCTGCTGGAGCATCTGGTTTAACCATTGGTGTCATGTTACAAGTGCCTTTTATATATCCAATTGCTTGATGGACAACACAGGATGAACCATGGATGTCTTGTTTGTTCAAGTCTAGGTGCACTTCTACATGACGGTCTTCCAGAACGTCCTGGAGGTTTTGGAACAATTCTGAAACCTTGTATACTTCTGACATCAGACGCATAGCAGGTTTGGATTTTTTGTGGTCATAATCAAGTTCACGTTCAACGTAACCAAAGATTTTACAACCATGGCGGCCATCAATATGAACTACGACAGCCAAGGCATAATCTGCATACCAAACACCATTTACACGAATTCTTTCTGAGTCTGCACCCAAATAAACTTTAGTATCTGGTCCTTGTGCTGACAAGAATTCCTTAACTTTTTCTATGTCGAAATTTTTCATATCAATCCTTTATTGGCATCCCAGGAAGGACTCGAACCCTCACAAACGATTTTGGAGATCGTTGTGCTGCCATTACACTACTGAGATATTATTTCTTTACTAATGGATTCTCCACATCATCATAGTGGAGTCCCAACTCATCCGAAATTCGAGCCAACTCATCAAGAGCCTTCTCTTGTTTCGATTTCTTATCCTTACCAAATATTGCATCCCAATTATTAGCAAATTGCTCTTGTGATACACTATATGGTCGAGGATTTGAACCTTTACCACCATCACTCATATTTAATACTCCTAAAATTGGTGCGCCCCGAGGAATTCGAATCCCCAACCTCACGGGTTCGTAGCCCGGTGCTCTATCCAGTTGAACTAGAGGCGCATAAAACCATATAGAAACACACTATGGGATTCGAACCCTTCGTTCAGCATCAGAACTTCAAACCTACCCACCTGCTAGTAGGAGTTAATGTGTTTTTATATGATGTGTAATGTTGACTACCTTAGTGGCCTACAGTCATGTTCGTCCACTCGCTTCTAGGTCGCATTTCTGCCATTACATACCATATAGAAACACACTCAATATTCTTATACGCCCGTGCCTTGCAAGCCGTTAAAATATAAGCGAATGTGTTTTTATATGATTACAACGGAGGGAATCGAACCCACTAACTACTGGTGCGATGCCAGTCATGCTACGCTCAATATAAAATTGGGTTACCCTGTTTCGAACCAGACCAACTGTATACCTTTGCACTATCTTTCCATGTCGTCTTCGTTGTTACCATATAGAAACACACTAGCGGGCTTATCTAGGTAGCCGCTTATCGCACAGTCGTCCTAGTACTGATGTAGGCTAATGTGTTTTTATATGGTGGTGATAGAAGGTAACGATCCTTCCTTTGAGGCTTATGAGACCCCCGCATATCCGTCTATGCTATATCACCAAATTGGCTCCCCATCTAGGTGACGCTCCTAGCTAATCTCGGATTAACAGTCCGGTCCGTGCACTACGCTCGAATTATGGGGAATAAAAATGGTCGGAGTAGTAGGATTCGAACCTACGACCTCCTGCTCCCAAAGCAGGCGCACTACCAGGCTGTGCTACACT